TGCGTTTATAAACGAAGAACCTGCGAAGAAAACTTATGTAAGATTAATATCTTGTTGGACGGGGATAGTAAGAGATTTAATTAAAGAAAGAATAGAACAAGTTAGAAAAGAATGGAATGTAATTAAAGATAATATATTTATTTATGATTCTGTAGATGTAAGTATGGATGATTTAAACAATTATTGTGAAGAAAATGATGTAGATATAATAATCATTGACCAATTAGATAAAATAAATATTCGTGGAAACTATAATGCACAACACGAAAAGTTAAAAGAGATTTATAAACAAGCAAGAGAATTAGCCAAAAGAAACAATGTGCTAGTGATTGGTATAAGTCAAGCAGGTGCAGAGGCACACAATCAACAAAGAATAGATTTTAATTGGTTGGATAATTCTAAAACAGGAAAAGCAGGTGAAGCAGATTTAATCATAGGTATTGGTAAACCTAGAGATTCAGATAAAGATTATGATAGGTGGTTATATTTATCTAAAAACAAATTAACTGGTGAGCATGTAGACATTGAGTGTTCATTGAATCACACATTATCGAGGTACGAATGATAACGACACTAGATGTAGAAACAACCTACCAAGAGGGAGACCCTAGTCCTTACAATGATAGTAATAAATTAGTATCTGTTGGTATTAACAAAGAATATTATTTTTTTAATCACAAAGATAATCCTAACGGACATGATAACTTTGATAAGATACAAAAGATTTTAGATGAATCTACTTTAGTAATCGGACATAATTTAAAGTTTGATTTGAGTTGGATGTATTGGGAGGGTTGGAAATATAATGGTGATATTTATGACACAATGCTTGGTGAATACATAATTAGAAGAGGCCAAAAGGTAGACGAACATAATAAATTAATATCTTTATCATTAAAAGAATCATGTAAGAGAAGAGGATTAGGTGTTAAGTCAGATATATTTAAAGCATATACAGATGACGGATTTGGTATTGATGAAATACCCATGGAAAAATTAGAAGAGTATGGTCGAGTAGATGTAGATATAACTTACAAACTATACCAATCTCAAATACAAGATTATCAAAGACCCCATAATAAAAAATTAATACCTACAAGAAATATGATGAATCAGTTTTTAAGAGTTATTATAGAAATGGAAATGAATGGTAATTGTATTAATGTAGATAATCTATCAGACATAGAAAAACATTTAACAGAGGAACACTATAAACTTAAAACAGATATCTCAAAAACTATTGAAGATGTTATGGGTGATACTAAAATAAATATTTCTTCCGGAGAAGATTTATCAAAAGTTATTTATTCTAGAAAAGTTCAAGATAAAGATATATGGGGTAAACTTTTTAACATAGGTATAGATAAATATTCTGGCAGGGCAAAGAAGAAACCCTACATGACAGACCCACAATTTAGAGGAATAATAGATAAATACACAGACTCAGTTTATAAAACTATAGCCAATGATTGTCCTAAATGTCAAGGTGTAGGATTAGTTAGATTAATTAAAGTTGACGGGACACCTTACAAATCTATGAACAAATGTAAAAATTGTAGTGGTCAAGGAAAACTTTATGTGGAAACAGATGCAGTAGCAGGATTTAAATATAAACCATACTCTTATAAAGATACTTGTGATGGTGGATTTAAAACAGATAAGTTTACTTTAGATAGGATTAGCACTTTTGGTCGTGGTAAAATTAAAGAGTTTGTAGATTCTCTAATGAAATTTAGTGCTAATGAAAAATTATTAAATACTTTTGTTACTGCACTAAAAGATAATGTAAGACCTAGTGGAATACTACATCCTTCTTTTCATCAAGTTAGAACTGCCACGGGAAGACTATCTAGTTCAGACCCTAACTTCCAAAACCTACCAAGAGACGGAGGTATAAAAAAAGTTATTGTTTCTAGATTCAAAGACGGAAAAATATTTGAAGTTGACTTTGCACAATTAGAATTTAGAACTGCAGTATTTTTAGCACAAGATAAACAAGGCATGGAAGATATACAAAATGGTGTTGATGTTCATCAGTTTACTGCAGATATTATAGGATGCACAAGACAAGAGGCTAAAGCACATACCTTTAAACCTTTGTATGGTGGTATCATGGGTAATGAAAATGAAAAAAGATATTATAAAAAATTTTTAGAAAAATATAAAGACATAGCATCTTGGCATAAGAACTTAGAAGAAAAAGCTATAAAATATAAATTAATATCAATACCGAGTGGTAGGGAGTATCATTTTCCAAATGCATATAGAACAAAGTGGGGTAGTTGTAGCCATTCAACAACTGTTAAAAATTATCCCGTGCAAGGTTTTGCAACTGCAGACATAGTTCCAATAGCTTGTATAAACATTTGGTCTTTGATGAAAGAAAGAAATGTAAAAAGTTTAATTATCAATACTGTTCATGATTCCGTTGTTGTGGATGTCTATCCTGGGGAAGAAGACATTATTGAATCTATAATTAAAACAGGATGTAGTAGAGTGAAAGATTCTTTATTACAACTTTATGATTGCGACTTCAATGTTCCTTTAGATATTGAAATTAAGAAAGGGTCTAACTGGCTTGACTTAAATGTCGCATAATGTACACTAATAATAAATAGGAGACAAATATGTCAAACGAAATAACAAATCTAGATAACTTATCTTCAGACAAGATTATGAGTTTTATTGGACAAGATGCTTCAGTAGACCCAAAACTTGCAAAGTTATCTATTAATAAACAATCTGAGGATGACGCAGGTAATAAATTACAAGTAGGAACTTTCAGACTAGACGGCACAACTGCAGGAACAGTGATTGGAAAGCCAGTATTATTTAGACCTTTACTTACGACTTATCAATACAAAAAGTATGATGAGGACAACGAAGAAAACAACTACAAATCTGTTATGTTTACATCATGGACAGACCCGATTCCTGATACAAACGGAACGCAGAAATGTGGTAGTGTTGCAAAAGCAGATAGAGATAAATTAGACCCTATTGAAAAGTTAGAGCAAAATAAGATTACTTGCTATAAACATACATGGGGATTAGTTACCATGAAAGGATTATCTCCTGAAGGTAAAGAACTATCTGTGACTGATGAGCCTGTATTATACACGGCAAGGGGTACAAACTTTCTACCCATTGTAGAAGTATTGCGTGGTCTAAGTAAACGTGGGAAGATAATGTATAATAGTATTTTAGAATTTTATGATACTGAAAAGCAGACTAAAGGTTCTAATACTTGGTATATTGGAAAGATACGAGACACTTTCAAACATGCTGACTTCACAGACCAAGACAAAGAAACTTTAAAAGGTTTCCTTGAGATTGTTAAAAGTGAAAATGATTATGTACTATCCGAACACAACGCAAAACAAAAAGCGAAAGGTGAGGTACTAGATGATGACATAGTTGCAGAAGTAAACCAAAAGTGATTTTAGAATCACATAGACGGCC